CTTTTGCGCTTGCAATTGTTCTTTCTGCTCTGACTAAAGCTAAATTATTTCTGATTTCTTGTAATTCAGATGAAAATCGCTTGCTACCTGAAAAATTAGATAAAGTTTTTTGATATTCTATTAGATTCCCGACTCCAGTAGCCAAAGATTTATCAATGTTTTCTAGTCCTTGTCGTAATTCTAATAGTGACATAAGCCATTTAGAATTATAAACAATCCCTAGTGTTAGAATATTAAAAAACTTTTCTCCTCCAGACAATTCCATGTCAGGCAAAAAGCTTGTTAAGCCTTTGCGATTACTGTTATCGGTTTTGTTTTGCCAAGCATCAAGAGCTTTTTTAGACTCTTCTAGGGTTCTTACAGCTTGTTTTAGTTCTTCGCTACCAGCATTTAATGCGTTATAAACAAATTGAATACCAGTTATCACCGCAGTAGGAATAATCAATGCTTTAATTAATCCTATTCCTGCTAAAGTAGCAAGGTTTATAGATACTTTTAATCTACCCATGGCTGTAGCTGTAGATAGAGATGCTACTCCGGCAGTTTGTAAGGATGCACTCATGGCAGCACTGACAACGGCTCCTAGCCGACCCGCTGCCGCAAATTGCATGACTGATTTTCCTAAAAATCCCATGACTGACAGTAACCCAGCGGCTCCCACTGATGCCACCGTCCCTAGATTGTTATTTAAGGTACTCAAGACGGCATTTAATGCCTGTAAAGCAGGGTAAGCAACTACTCCAATTTTTTCCCCTAACTGCATTTGAAGCTGTTCGGTATTGTTCTGGAATCGAGAGATTTCCGATTGTAAAGTTTCAGTAGAAAGAGAAAGGCCTCCAGCACTCATCCGTTTATATTCAGCCGCTAACCGAGGCAAAACATCTTGTACCAAAAGATTGCCTGCTGATGCTTGTTGATAAAATTGGGCGGTGGTTAACCCCATTGATCGGGCGGCTACGTTTAAAGAGTCGTTCAACCCTCCCGACTCGCTCAATTGCTGCGTGAATTCTTCAACGGAAACAACAGCTTTAGAGGCTATTTGCCCGATAGCTCTAAAAGATTCAGCTTGCTGTTGGGCATTGGTTTGTCGCGCCGATAATGCCTCTTGGAATCCTTCAAAAATATTATCTGCCTGCGCTTGTAGTGGAGAATCAGTAGTAATTAATTTGAATCTGCTATAAGCAATAGCGGATTCTTTAAAGGATATTCCTAATTTGTCAGCCCTTGCCACTAAAGCGTCAAGAGATTGTTCTACGTTGCCTACACCAGCAAGATTTAAATTTAATTTAATTCTTTGTAACTCAGTAAAAGCAAGTAAAGAATCAGTAACAGCTTGTTGAATCCTAAAAGGAATATCGTAAATAGCAAAAAATAGAGGTCGTAATAAATATTCTGCTCCTTTGAAAAGAGCAAATCCCCCAATTGCCGCTATAGCACCCTTACGAAGATTAATCATACCTCCTGTAGCGGCATTAAGTTCTTGGTCGAGAGTTCTGAGTGCTTTGCCACCAACCGAGAGGAAATTAATAAATCCGTCCGCTTGGGCAATAACAGCTTTTAGTCCGCTCACGATACCGTTTGTAAAACCACTAGAAACGCCCGCTTCTTCAATACTATCGAGAGCGTTGAAAATGTTGTCTCGTTTTTTATTCCAGTCGTCAAGAATTTCTTCTCGTGTTGTTTTTGGACGAGCGATGACGGTAGCTCGCTTCATCACTTGAAAAGCGCGGGGAGAAGCGAAAATTCCCGTGTTCATCGAGCCTTGAATCTCGTTAATAGCCGCTAGGCGTTCCCCTTGGTTTACCATTTCTTTAACAGCTTGAAGGATCGCTTTTCGGGCTTCTTTTGACCTCGTCCCGACAAAGAAAGTAAAATCGCTTACTTCTTTATCGAATTGAGTCTCTAGCCTTAATCCGAAGCGAATATGACGCGCCCCTAACGCTAATCCTTCATAAAAAAACCGCATTGCTTTCATCGCTTTTTTAGACGGCGAAGCATTCCCTAATCCTTTATTTGTTGCATCAACTATTTCAATTGCAGTTTGATAGGCTATTCTTTTGGCATCGTCGCTGTTTATTCCTATTTCTAAACCTTTCTCAAAATTATTGGCTCCTGCTTTACCAGCAACAAGCATTAGTTCTGACATATCAGCGCCGATTGATTTAACAATTGTTCGCAATTTTGACTGCTCGTCAAGGAGTAATGCGCTTAACTCAAAAAATACATCTTTTTTCTGTGTGCCGCTAATTATAGATTGCCAAGCTTTATACAACCTTTCAAATTCTGCAATGTTTTGCTTAAAGCTCCCTGGTATTATTCTTTCTTGTGCCATTTTGTCATTGCCAAGCATTTTATCAATATCACTAGCATTAGGTTTGTTTACTAGAATAGTGTCATGCAATTCTACTCCTTTCTGCGAAGCTAGTTCTATTACATCATTTTCGAAAGGTTTGGCGGTATGGCGATTATCTCCCCTTTGATTACTCCACCCAAAAGCTCCTGCTTTCGTTAAAAGAAAATCGTCCCACAATTGTCCTTCTACACCATAAGTGAACATATCTCTCGGTTGTTCACCTATTTTATGTTTTTTGAAAAATTCTGGAATATTTACATCTTTTAAATATTCGCGAGTTTCATTATAGCGGCCTTGCCCACCTCCACGGTATTCCCCAGTTTTATCATAGTGGCTGTATTTACTTGCACCACGTCTAAAGGAAGCTAGGCTGTCACCAGGATGGAGAAACATTTTATCGGGATTAAATAACCCTTCTAAAGCTACTGGCTCAAAACCTCCGTAATTATAGACCGCCAATTCTGTTTCTGATTGTGTTCGTGGAAAAGCGTTTCCTTTCCAGACACCGTCTCCAATGAATTTATTAGCTGCGTTTTGATGCCACAACCCGTAAATAGGATTGACATTGCTAGAAATATCATCAGGTCGCATCTGAGATTCAACTTCTTGCCTTAATCCTCTGTCTTTATTGCTATTAGGATGTAAAGCTTGATAACCATCTTCTAAAATACTTTTTAGGTGTTCTCTTTTGGCATAAATTAAAAATTTTGCGCCTTGTTTTTGATTAAGTTGCAATCGTTTATTTACGTCTTGAAGAAACTTATCAAAAAATTGTACATACAATTTTGCTTGTTCTTTTGTTCCTATTTCAAGCCCTCTTATCAAATTTCTACCCGCTTCTTTACCCTTCCAAGATGGCGAAGCATTTCCCAGCCCTTTATCAATTTGATCTACTATTTTAAGAGCGTTTTGATAGGCGATGTCGCTTGCGCTAGTATCCTTTAATCCCTTAGCTAAACCTTTGTTGAGATTTTTCCCTGACTCCAAACCACCTTTAGCAAGAATTTGTGTCTGTAAATTATCAACTGACTGTAAAAAGCCACTTAATGATTTATTAATATTTGTTGTGTTAAATTCAGGATTAGCTCTTAACGCTGTAATTCCCTTTTTAACTTTTTCTAATTGAAAATAAAGACGTTCTAAAGATTGGATATCTTTAGTAGTATTAATTTCTTGACCAATGTTTTTTATGCCAATGCCAATTCTCTTAGTAAAATCAGCAGGAATTTCTGTAGATGCAACCTGGAATCCACTAAGTTCTTTTTTCCCTAATTTTGTTCTATCACTTGCTTTTGTTGTTAGTAAAAGTCGAGTTAGCTGATCAGGGTTAAATTTTTCAGTCAACGATTTCCATATTTCCTCTTTTCTGGCTCCTGCTCCTGATGCTGGTACGTCAATTCCCTGATTTCTGGCCAATCCTCGTAATTGTTTTACCGTGTAATATTCTGGGTTAATTGCCTTGATGTTAGCTGGAATAGGGTTACTTGCTGGGAAGACTCTCTCATCGAAATATGGAGTTATTTCAGTGGTAATCAAAGAATCAGCTTTATTCTTTGCCGCTTTTAATGCTTTCTGGGTTTTACCCTCAATTTTTTGCTGTTCTTCTTTGCTAATTAATTTAGGGACATTACTGGTAGCCGCTCCCAAGAGTTTCTTAACACCTTCACCAGCCATTAACGCCGATCCAGCAACTGCTCCCCCCTGCGATAGGACGCTGATAGTGCCGTTAGTTATTTCGGTTACAAGCTGCACTACTGCTTCCGTTAGCTGTTGCCCCACTCCAAACGGCAAGCCGCTAAAAGCGTGAGTCATTTGTGTGGCTACGGCTTGGACCATTCCCCGACCGCCAGCACTCATCGCCCCTGCAAGAATATCTCGCATAGTATTGACAACCGTGGCATCTAGCCCCATCGGGAGAGCGTGGAGAGCGGCGGCTCCCATAGCAGCCGTTCCCCCTACCTGAATAGCTTTTTTACCTATTGCAGCACCAGGTAAAGCCATTACTGGACGCTCGATCGCTTTTAAGACTGTGAAAACAACCTGACCAAATTTGATCACATCCAGAGAAGTATCTTTAAGGGCGTTTCCTAGTAGCCTCCCCGCTTCCTTGAATTCCCTAATCAATACCTGATTTAACAGTTCTGAGATGTTTTCTTGCCCTGTTAAAAGCTGTATTTCACCGCTACTATCGGGAGTTGACAATCTGGTAGTTAAAGCACTTTTTAATCCCGCTTGGGCTTTAATAGATATATCTTCTAAAACTTTTTCTAGCGGACTGCCCCCTCTATCTGTTCCGCTATTGCCAAAACCGTCGGGAGCAGGCGGCAAAAGCTTTTGTGAGAATACCTTGTTAATTGCATCTACAAAAGACCGCATTAATTCGGCATTAGATTCAGCCCACAGATCAGGTATGTTATTTTGCCACGGATCGATTGAAGGACTGGCATATTTGGCTAGAATGGCTTTTTCTATTCGGGATAAACTAGAAATTATTTCTTTTGTGGCACTGTGAATAGTTTTTTCTATTGAGCTTTCCTTTCTTGTTAAATCTTTCTGTTTATCAGCTACATTTGATACTCCTTGAGGTTTTACCTGTTGATTTTTTTTATTATTTTTTAATTCATAGTTAGATTTAGCTATAAATTCATCGTAAGACACATCATTAATTTTTTCTGTCAATGATTTTTCAGTAGGTTCTTTTTTGTCTATTTCTTTTGTTTCTCTATCTAAAACGCCATTTATTTCGTTATAAATTTCCTCAATAGCTGACTGAATAGCACGGTTGTTTTCCTCAAGCTTTTGTAATCGCTTGGGTCTTTCGATCATTTTTTGCAACTTTTGCGGTTTGATTTTATCGGGAATCCTAGACAAACCTCTTTCCATTTGCAACAACAGAAAATCTAGCATGGGGTTTATCCCATAACTATCTTTCAATAGTGGATCAAAAACGCTTTTATCTTTTCTTGTTGACGCTTCAAATTTAATAACAGCTTCTGCAAAATCTTTGACAAATTTGTTAAATTTTTCATAGTCGGTAAAGTCTCCTAAGTATTGGTTTTTAGCCACGACTGGTTGTGTTGCGCCTTGTACAGCACCACTTAAAGCTTTAATCCTAGAAAATGGGGAAGTGTTTAATATTTCTGTTAGTCGTTTTAATCCTTCTGGGTTGCCCTCTGCATACATTTTTCTAGCTTTTAAAATAGGAGCCAAGAAATCTCTTTTAAATATTTCTGTTTCTTTTTCGTAAAACTGAAAATAAGCCAATAATGCTTTTTCTAACTGTTTTTCTCTAGGAGTAGAAAATTGAGTAGCTTCATACCTTGCTTTCATTTCTTTATATGGTGGCTGTCCATATAAAGCGGCAATATTAGCGGATTGCCATAAAAAATCGTAATAATCAACTTTATTTTTACCGGTTCCTTCGTCATGGACTATCATTCCCTGCTCTTGAAACTTGTTTAAATTCCCAAGCTCTTGTAAAAAGTTTTTATAAATATCTTCAAACTCGTTTTGATATTCTCTTACTGGTAGTTGATCTATATTTTTAACTTTCCATAATTGTACAAGACTTCCCACATCTCCTACAGGTAAATTAATGTCAACCGCACTCATCCCCATAGCTTTTTCCATTCCTTCAATAGAAGAAAGGAAAGGATCAAAATAGCTAAAACTTGTGTTAGGAAAAGGCGTTTTAATTCCTTTTACTTCAGAAATTACATTAAAAATTACACGAATAAAGTCATCTACACTTCTGGCTCCTAAAGAACCTCTACCAGATTTAGCTTTTGTACCCAAGCCAGGCAAAGACTGGAGGTTTAAATTTTCTTTTAAGATTGAGTTTATTTGATCTATAATTTGATTTTCAAATTTTTTGACTCCTTCTATACCCTCTATTTTTGCTAACTTTTTAACCGAAATTAACAATGATTTTAGCGATTTTATGTCAATTACATTACCTATTGATTTATTTACAGTAGATATTTCTTTGATAATTGAAGACAAATTTGTTATGTAAGCATTTAAATCGCCAGTTATTTTTGCATTTGAGACGTTATTAAAAACATCAAAAAGTTTTCTGGCATTTTTTGCGCTAACATTTTGTTCGGCAAGAAAAGTGGATAAAAGTATAAGAAAATCCGAAGCAGATTTTCCCAAGTCTGCCAACATTTTACCAACTTCGTGTTTATAACCCCACCCTTGAATAACGCTTTGCAAGTCGTTTTCAGGATCGAGAATGCCGCCAGGTAAAGAAAATTGTCGGTCTAATTCTTTTAGTCTGTCATCGTCAGGGCTAAGATTATCGCCAGCATATAAAGGTTCTCCAAAAAACCCTTTCCCTACCTGATCTAGCGTTCCTATATAAGCTTGAAATTTAGCAAATTCTCCTTTTTTGCCCCCACTTGTAGCTGTTAAATTTGCCATGGGCGTACCTATAGCAAATCCCTTTATATTAGATATAGCTTTTTGCAATTCTGGGTATCTTTTAGCTAATTCGTTTAAAATTGCAATAGCTTCTTCTACAATAAATCCCCCCCCAGAAGCTCCTGCAATAGTTACCTTTTTATTAGGAAACGTTGTTGAAGCTGACAGGGCTTTTGTCGCCATTCTAATAGCATCTTCGCTATACCCTTTTTCTACAGACTGCCTTAAAATTGCGTCAAGAGGATGCAATTGCGACATATTTGAAATTACTTTAGAAACATCACCCTCTCCAAAAATTGAAGATAGAAACTCCTTGTTTTCCATTACCATTGGGAGTATTTGATTTCTTACAATATCATGGTAAGTACCTTTTTTTATGTCCTCTACAGAAGCTGTATGATATGGAGTAACCGCATCTACAAAAGATTTAGGAAACATCGCCTGCATACCAGCAGCTATTTGATAAGTTGTATCAACTTTAGGATTGTTTGGTTTTGAGGCTGGTGGATCAACACCTCCCATCATTAATATGATACTTTCAGATTTTTTTATTTGTTCTTCTATGGCTTTATACTCACCTGCAAATATATCTGCTTGAGCTTTTGCCATTTCAGCAGAATTTTTTAAATTAACTCTTTTTTTAATTCTAAATGGCTGTGCCAATAATCTAATTGCAGCCCCAGCGGTTTTTACAAAATCCTCTTTGATAACATCTTCAAAACGACTTGTTATTTTATCTCTTGCTTCTTCTATAATGCTTAGATCGGCTTGCTGTGTATCTGTCAGGTTAGCACCCTTTTTAAAAAGGTTTGCATCAACTTTAGCTTGCAATGTTGCAACAAGTAAATCTTCTACTTCTTTGTAAAAAGCGGGATCGGTTAAATTATCAAAAACACTGTCAATATTTTTTCCGACTAAGTTTTTAGCTTCATTCAAACCACCCTTAAAGCCCAATAACTCTTTAAAGCCTACATCTAAAATATCTTTTACCTGTTTTACCTTTGTTTTGGTGTAAGAACCAAACTCTTTACCGATTTCATCAAAATCAATTCCAATCGTCTTGCTGATTCCCTTGCCTGCTTTTAATCCTCCATAGAGTCCCGCCCCTGTAAAGAGTCCCCCGATTGCATTACCTACAGTGAGATTAAATGCTTTTTGAAAAATGTTTTCACGGGGATTAGAATTGCGAACGGTGACAGACAGACGCTCGATCGCTTTCTCTACTCGATCTTGATACCCAGAAAACCGATGCTCAACAACAATTTTAGAAGGTGTTCCTATCTCTACTGATGTTTTTTTTAATTCACGCAACTCTTGATTAAGAGAAACTAATGCGTCATCTTCGGCAAATACTTTAATAGGATTTGCTTTATAAAAATCAACTGTTTTCTTGAGGTCAACTCTTTTTAAAAGTAAATGACTGTTTAGCCCATAAAGCTGACGGTCATCGACGCTAACTTTAATTTTTAGTGGAGTCGTACCAAGTTTAGTGACACGACGCTCTAGGGAAGAAAGCTGGTCTTTAGCCGATTTGATGCCGCTATCATATTGGGCTGTATTTAGCCCTAGACCGATTTCTAAAGTACCAAGTGATAAAGACATTAGCTTTTCTCCCCTACTAATTGAATTATTTCGTCGTATAGTCCGCAATCGACTATTATCTGAGTGGCGAAGACGGGCACTTGGCCGGCTTGCATAGCTTCTAACAGGATTTGAGCGGTTTCTTGATCAAGAAAATATTTTTTATTTTCTTTAAACTGGTAAGGCAGAAAATCACTAGGATTAAGACTTTGTGACTTAGAACTTTCTTTAGATTGTGCTATTAGGTAGGCGTGAACCATGGCAGCAATCTGACTAACCGTACCTGATAGTGAATTAATTTCTTCACATTTGACTTTTTGAATCCCTGAATATTTTTTCAGGATTAACCAGTCTGGCCAATCTTCCCACTCCTCGATAGATAATCCCCATGCACACCATTTGTAATAGATTTCTTCCCAATTAATGGGGTTAGCAATTGCCTCTAACCGTGCATTAATTGCGTCATCTATTCGTTTTTTTCGTCGTCCTCCGTTGATTCTGATTCTGATTTTTCAGGCTCTGGTTTCTCAGTTTCTGGGTTTTGCCACTGGGTTATGTCTTGCCAGAGATAGTCTTGATAGAGTTTTACTACCATAAATTGAGACATATCATTAATGTCTTGTATGGTGAAATCAACAGAAGATTTATCTTTGAGTTTAACTACCCGTCGAGGACTACCTAGAAAGTTAGCTAACAAGGCTTTATTGTAAGTTGCATAGGTTGTTTCCCGATCCTTAAATAAAGCGTTTAATTCATCGAGATAAGGCTCTACAAGTTCTATAGATTCTCTTGTTAGTTCTCTTGTTTTTTTGCGATTATTTAAAATTGATTGCTGCACGATAGCGGCGGTTTCTACTTTTTGTTCTACGCTGTCAGATTTTACCCCGTCAAGGGCATCAACCATGACCTGTTCAATTCGTTCTCGGATCGAACCGTCGTTAACTACTACTCCTTCAATTTCAGCAGTGGATAGTCCCGTTTTTTGCCCGATAGCTTTAATTTTCTCAAGATAAGCTTTGTCAGCTTTTTCCCGTGCCTCTAAGTATTCCTTGACTGTTTCATTTTCCTTTGGATTAATCCCGTATCGTTTTAAAAACTTAATCCCAATTTCCCCATTTTCTTCAGTGGCAATTGTATCTATCTTTTCTAATAAAGCATCATTGCCTTCAATGTAACAAATCCATTCTTTTTTTAAAGGGAAAAAGAATGTTTCATTAAACTTCAATTTACCCAATACGCTTAACTTCGCCATTTATTTTTACCTTTTGATTTCTTTTTGCACTTTGTTCAGTATTGAGCCACAGAGGATCAATGATCACAGATACCTGTATTCTTTCTTGATTTTTTGTTCCGTCTGGTGGTTCAATTAATATCTTTTCTTGTTGACTTATTTCTCGATCAAACGTACCGAAAGAAAACCAGAGGTAATTATTGATTATTCTAGAATTGACTAACATTACCTCTTGGTCTTCATCGACAAGAAGTTTAACTATTTTAATTGAGGTCATCAGCTACATTAGGAGAGAATGGCGACGTTGCCATCGGTTTAATGTCAAACACATTGCCACTAATAGTTAGAGTTACGTTTCCTTGTAGGAAATTACCTTTTTCACCACTAACATTTTGGCTAACATTTGTCTGAAACCCTAAACCTCCGCGCTGTCCCATATAGACAATTTCGAGGTAAATTCGCTCACCTTTTTGCTCTGCGGCCTTTACGATTTCATATC